CAATAGAGGAAACACCTGCGGGTGGACCACCATTGTTTGACCGCTATAAACTGCCCCGTGGTATCACTGTGCTTCGTTTAAACGGTATATACTCTTCCTATAGGTATCCAAGCCAGACTCAAATATTGAGTGCTGAGGAGTTTTATATGGGCGGAACAATTAATCTTATTAACCAAGAAACAAGGGATGCTTTAGTAGCACAAGGCTACGGAGCATACATAACAACAGCATGAAACATTGGGAGTATCATCCAGAGCCAGTAGATACCTGTTTTGGGTGTAAGGCTTTAGGCTTACAAATGAACGCTGGCGATGCTAACTCTAACTTAAGAGTATCAACTCGCAAGTGGGATAAAGAACTTGAAGCATATAGAAGCGCAAGAGCGCAAGGTATTCAACCTGCTGGAACCTCAATGAAAAAAATTAATGAGGCTGTTAGAAAATCTGAGCAAGTTGGTAAAGCATTTGATGCAACTACGAGGGGTTTTAAGGGGTAATAATGACAGCCATTGTAGGCATACAAGGCAAAGACTGGGCGTTAATTGCTGCAGATTCTATGACAACCTACGATGATAAACCTTATTACGCCAAGGGACAAGACAAGGTTGTTAAAAAAGGCGACTACATAATTGCCTTTGCTGGTGATGCTATCGCTGGCAATATAGCAAACTTAATGTGGAATCCACCTAAGTTAGTTAAGTCAATGCCTATAGATGATTTTATGCAAAACAAAGTACTGCCTTCTCTTAGAGAAGTAATGTCAGATAACGGTTACCACGGTGCTAGTAAAGATGACAAAGATGCAGGCTTTGATGCTTTGATATGTTTAAACGGGACTATCTATGAAGTTGACCATGACTACTTATGGTCCAGAGATGACCGTGGTTTATATGCTGTTGGTAGTGGTGGCAACTTAGCCCTTGGTGCACTAGCAACGGGTTTCAGTAAGAACTCTATAAAAAGCGCTGAGTTTGCAGCGCGTAGAGCAATCAAGATTTCTGCCGAATACAACATAAGTGTCGGTGGAGATATAAAAGTTATATCCCAAAGGAGGAAATAATGTGTGCTGAGTGTAACTGTTTTGGAACAGTAACGCCTTATGGAGTTGGTGGAAGAACACCTACTGAATTACCAAAGGCTCCAAATGTAGCAATGTATAACAAGCCAATCCATAGAATCGGTGAAGTGCCAATGGGCATGTCATATAAGGATATGGATGATAATGAGGAGTATGGTCTATGATGAAAAAGAAAACTGCAATGAAAAAAGTTGAAAAAGTTATGGGCGAATACAAGCGTGGAACTTTAAAATCAAGCGCAGGCTCAAAGGTAACTAAGCGTAAGCAAGCCGTAGCAATCGCCATGAGCGAAGCAAAGATGGCTAAAAAGAAAAAGAAGTAATGTCATCGGGGCAATTAAAACGCCATGATGGTTTTAACCCGATTCAAATTAAAAACGGCATGATAGTAAGACTGCGTAAAGATGGAACAATTAAAGCAGTCTTAGGAAAGCATGGGGAATATGGTAAAGAAAAAGGACTCAAGACTCGCTAGAGCAGGTGTATCTGGTTTTAATAAACCAAAGCGCACACCAAGTCATCCAACTAAATCACATGTTGTTGTAGCCAAAGAAGGAAGCCAGGTTAAAACTATTCGTTTTGGTCAACAAGGTGTAACTGGTGATAGACAACCAACTGCAAGACAAAAGTCTTTTAAGGCTCGTCATGCTAAGAACATTGCGAAAGGAAAAATGTCTGCAGCGTATTGGGCAGATAAGGTGAAATGGTGAAAGGTAAAGCATTTTGGGACAAGAAGAATCCAAAGGGTACATCTACAAAACTGACTCCTGCACAGAAGGCTGCTGCCAAGGCTCGTGCAAAGGCTGCGGGACGGAAGTATCCCAACCTTGTGGACAACGCTGCTGTAGCACGGATGAGTAAGAAGAAGGGTAAGTAATGGCAACAGGAATAGCAGGAAGCACGCTAACAAGCGAAATGAACCGTCTTGCCAATGGTGGTACATATCCCGCTATAACAGCCTATAAAGCCCTTGTAGGGGCTGCTAACACCTGGGCTGGTACCAATGGCTTGGCTCTATTGGGTGCCCTTAATTACAAGGCAAGCAGCACAAGACAGCCAAATAACTACAAAGGTTTAAACGCCGTGTGTAATGAGATTGCTGGAACCACTGGGTTATCAGCCGTAGATGCTTTAAGGAGTATAGACCTATGAGTACATTTACTCAATTAGCGGACCGTGTTGAGTCTGTACTTCATGCTTATACAGAAAATACTGAGCCAACCTCATGGCTTACTACTAGCGCTACTACCACTACAACTACTTTATCAGTTCATGATGCATCAGTTATTGGTCGTGGCTATATTCAAGTAGATGATGAAATTGTATTTGTTCACGCAACAGACAATGTGGCAAACACATTAACCCTTGCTCCTTGGGGTAGAGGACAGCGTGGTACTGTCGTTGCTGCTCATAGTGCAAATGCTAAGGTAACAGTAAGCCCATTATTCCCACGGCAAGAAATTAAAAATTCAATTAACGACACCATCAATGCAATGTATCCCATGGTCTTTGCTCTTGGTTCTTATGACTTTAATTATATAGCATCACAATATTCATACTCAATACCTTCTGCTGTAGAAAATGTTTTAAGTGTTACCTACTCAATAGTTGGTCCATCTAAAGAGTGGTTTCCTGCTCGTGGTTGGCAACTAGACCGTACTGCAGATACTGATGCATTTAGCAATGGCAAAAGTCTTTCAATATATTCTGAGATTACACCTGGACAAACAGTTCATGTTTCTTACTCTAAGCGCCCAACATTATTAACTAATGATAATGATGAGTATGCAACTGTGTCAGGTATGCCTTCATACTCAGAAGATGTAGTTATCTATGGCGCAGCATTTCGTATGGTTTCTTTCTTAGACCCTTCACGCCTTGGTCCTCAATCTGCAGCAGCAGATATATTAGATGGCGTAAGACCTACAGGTTCTGGACAAAATGCAGCCAGATTCCTATATAACATTTATCAACAGCGTTTAAACGAGGTGGCTGACAACCAACGCCGTCAACACCCAATCCGTTCCCACTATCAGAGATAAGGTAAACAATGGCAGCAGGCGACCCAGGTACCCCCAAGCGGAATTTCTCCTCAACCGCAGTAGAAACTTCGCTTCAATCATCTATACCAGCACAGTCACAAGGTGCATCAAACACATCTTTCATTGTCGCATCAGTTAGCGGTTTTCCATCAGTTCCGTTTACATTAATTGTTGACCCAGATACTTCTAAAGAAGAAGTTGTAACGGTTACTGCTGCAAGTAGCACAACACTTACTGTAACTCGTGGTGAAGATAGCACTCAGGCTGTAGCCCACTCTGCTGGTGCTGTCGTAAGACATGGTGTTTCAGGTAGAGATTTCCGTGAAGAGCAAACACATATTGCTGCTCGTGGTTATGATGTAGACCAAGCAATTCTTGACCTTGCTAATCAAACACATGTTCACGGCTTAGCCTCTGGTGATGGTAGCGTAGTAGGTACAACTAAAACACAAACTCTTACTAACAAGACTTTAACATCCCCAATTATTACTGGTGGACAAGTTGGCGATACTGGTATTACTTTTGAAGGTGCAACTGGAGATGCAAACGAAACCTTCTTACAAGTAACAGACCCAACGGCTGATAGAACTATTACTTTGCCTGATGCTTCAGGTAATATAGTTCTTGATACTCTTACACAAACATTAACTAACAAGACTTTAACTAGCCCTACAATCTCAGGCTCACCAGTTATTACTGGTCTATCCAGCGCAGGTATGATTTCATCATCTGCTACTCCAAAGGATTATGTAGATGCAATTCTAGGTTCTGCTACAGCAGCAGCCACAAGCGCAGCCTCTGCTGCAGCCAGTGCTACCGCAGCAGCAACCAGTGCATCAAGTGCTGCAACTAGTGCAGGAAGTTCAGAAGCCTCTGCTATTGCATCAGCAACAAGTGCAAGCGCTGCTGCAACTTCTGCTTCCTCTGCAGCCACCAGTGCTACTGCTGCTGCTACAAGTGCTACAAGCGCTGCTAACAGTGCAACTGCTGCAGCAACTAGTGCTACCAGTGCTGATGCTTCAGCCACTGCTGCTGCTACAAGTGAAACAAATGCAGCCACTAGTGCATCTAGTGCATTAACAAGTGCAACTAGCGCAGCCACAAGTGCAAGTAGTGCTGCTACCTCAGCATCATCTGCATTAACATCTGCTAACTCAGCAGCCACATCTGCTTCAAGTGCTGCTGCTTCTTATGATGAATTTGATGATAGATACTTAGGTAGCAAGACTTCTGACCCTACAGTAGATAACGATGGCAACCCATTAATAACTGGAGCGTTGTACTTTAACTCAGTTACAAATGCTATGAAAGTTTATAGTGGTTCATCTTGGGGCAATGTTGCACCAGATACATCTAATTTTATTGATAAGTCAATCCTTAGCGGTAAAGGTGCTTTAATATCTGCAAGTGGTGCATCTACACCAGTAGCACTTACAGCACCATCAACTAATGGATATGTCTTAAGTTATGATTCTGCTACAACTAGCGGACTATCTTGGATTTTGCC